TCAGCGCCTACGATCAACCACCACCGGCAGCGACTTTCGGGCCGCAATCCACCTCTCGACCCACCGCATGCCCTGGGCCTGGCTGCCAGCGACCGCGTGATGTGTCCTGTGCTGCCAGTGCACCCAAACATCCCACTTGCCGTCAGGGCGCAGACGCACGCCGGCTAGGCCGTTGCTGTTCTGGCGCAGCAACGCCACGTCAGGGCGGATCAGCCAGCGGTAGGAGGCGGGGAGCATGGGGGCATGCTACCGACCCCGGTCGCACGGGCCGAGATGGAGACAGCTACACCGAGCTGGAGTAGGTAAGAGAGACATTCATATCCGTGGATGTCGAGCTAGAGCCGTCACTGACGGTGCAGCGCTTAACGGCAGTGATTGTGCTGTCCTTAGCAACACTGGCCGAAAAGGTCGGGTTGAATACGTTCGCGCCAGGCGTCGGGATGGATGCGTCACCGCTGAGATGCGTCCATGTGCAGGTATAGCTTCCACTGCCGCCAGTGACGGACACAGTGCCGGATGCGGTTACTGTCCGCGTTGCTGGCGCGTTGGCGATGACGGTGCCAGATGCTCCGGCGTTGGTCGCCGAAAGCGGCAACGCTCCGCCGCCACCTTGTCCCCTGAAATTCGCAAAGGAGATAGGGCCTGATGTCGGAATGCCAGCGTTTGCCCCAGTGTTTGGGACTCTGGCGCCGCCCCTGTAGTAGTCCTGTAGGCGGAACGGTGCCCCGCCGCCGTACTGTGCTTGGATCATGCCGCTGGTGATCGGTCCAGTGCTAGGAATTGCCATTGATCCCCCTAAGCTGCTCGATCTTCTTTTCGGCCGCCACGAGTCGCTTGCATAGCGCGATGACGCCAACAAGCGCGGCATTGCCGTAAGCAACATGCATGATGCCAGCGTCCTCCCCAACAGCCCAGGGAAGAACCTCACGCAGCGACCCGGCACCGACGCCCACTTGGGTCTGCTTGATGTCGATGCGGTCATACACGCCGCTCACAACGCCAGCCAACCTATCCACAACATCATCGGGGAGATCGCGCCAGTTGGTCTTCAGCCTCTCATCGGAGTTCGCGGTCAGATTGCCGTTAGCCGTGACGTTCCCCGATGTGTCCATCCACATCAGATCAGTCGATGCGTAGCCCCACGAGTGAGCGCGGCTGTTTTCGGTTTGCCCAGAGTGATAGTCGTGGTACGCCTGGCTGAAGCCAGAGACGAGACGCTTTAGCCGCACGACCGCGCTCGCGTAATCGCCACCCACAACCCGGCGGTATACCGAGTGCCGGAACTCTTCGGAGTCGCCGCCTGCGCCGTTGTTCTGGAGCAGCGTAGTACCCACGACCTCGCCTCCAATGAAAGCCGGCAGCGTCGTGTTCTGTCGCAGCGTCAAGGTTCCCGTGTAGGTGTTATCGCCAGTATTCGGCAGCTTCCCGGCAAGGGCGGCGGTCAATCCTTTGACTGAGCCTATTTCTGGATTGGAGCTTGCGACCAGCCTCCATACTCCGGCCGAGAGGCACCGGTACAGGTGGATTTCACCAGCACCTGTCACTATATTTGCGGCGTTCGGCAATACGATGTTTGCAGAATTGACGATTGTTGCATTAGCGATAAACAGCAACTCCCGCATGCATCCGGCAAACCCGGTCCCGAAACTATTGATCGTGGAAGACCCGGTGATCTGTACCGACTCCCCATCCGCCCCACCAATGTTCGTCGTACTGGCCGACGCGATAGTCGTGGAGGAAACCGCATTGGTTGAGCGTATGATGGCGCCATGCGCCCGCAGGTAGTCGTCCAGGCCGTTGCCGATGGACTCGGTTCCTGTCGGGTAATTGGAACTTGCCAGCGTGGCAAGGTCCGCCATCGTGTTGGGGATAGGCATGGATTATCTTCCTAATTGGGGTCTTGCATTACTGCTGAAGCCTTTAATGGCAATCCTGGTATCCGTCTTCGTCTTCGGAGTCCTGGTTGCGGCAAAGCTCATGGTTTGGTGGCTTCTCCCAGACGGGAGACTAAAGACGGCCCTATTCCGCTACCGCGGTACTTACGACCCCCAGCCGCCCCCCGGTGACACGAAGCACGTTCTCGATGACCCGACGATCGTTCTGCGACGCTTTCGCAAGCACTGACTGGGCGCTCTGCGGATCGGCGAGGATCGAGACAAGCTGGCGATTCACGCGCTCCTTACCGGCCTTTCCTAGCATCTGGAAGGCCCCGGCATACGGGATCTTGATCCCCATTTCCTGCACTGCGCCCAGCACGTCCCCCTGCGTCATCAGCTTTTGGAACGTGTCAGAGCCAGGGCCGCGTGCGGCCGTCTCGGCGTAATACTGCCTCCCCAGGTCATCGTTAACCGCTCCAATGGTGGACATGTCCTGCGGCGTGAGAATCTTGTCGGCTTGGGCCTTTTTGAAGCCGGTTGCCTGCTGGGCCAGCCGGTCTAGACCCCGCACCTGCCTGCCGAACTGCGCCGGGAGCAACGTCTCCACTCCTGTTGGAGTGTCTAGTTGTCCGGCACTTGTCCGGCGCAGTAGTTCTTGCCCGACCTGCATGCGATTGATCGGCGCGGACTCGGCTTGATAGGACCTCAGATAGTCAGGGTAGGACGGAGCGCGACTGGCGATTTCCTCATCCAATCGGCCCTTGATCTGCATCAGTTCGCGTGTTGCCGCCTTCGCTGCTTTGGATGCGTCCCCGGCTTTGCCGGTGAGCAACGCATCAATGTAGTCACGCGAGTTCACCAGCCCGGCGAATGAATCCCCACCCTGCTTGATCGCACTACTCACGCTCGCCAGCGTCGGTTGCACCGCCAAGTTGCCGTTCCGAGAGGCGACAATGCTGCCGATATCTCCAAGCAGCCCATCAACGCCGGACGTTACTTCCGGGGCAGTCGGAGCGGGAGCACTGCCTGGCAGGCCAAGCGATCGGAGCCTGGCGTTCTCGGCTTGTACCCTAGCCACCTCAGCCGCAGCCTGCTGAGCATCGGCCTGTCGCGCCGTAGCTTGTGCGGCGTCAAATGCGCCGCCCTCTTGATATGCAGCATCGCGCGCACCCGAGGTCTTGGCCTTACGGGATGCCTCCGCAGCAGCCAGCGTGTTCTCATCCCCGGCGAACTTGCGGATCTCGCCAACTCGCGCCGCATTATTGCTACGACGCATGGAGTCGAATACTGCGCCCTCTCTGGCCGCGACCGTGCGCTGAAGTTGCGCAATGCCAGGGTCCAACGTTGCCTCAGCCAGTGTGCGCTGGACGCTAGGAATGGCGGACTGCTGCGGGGTCAAGAGACGCGCCGGGTCTTCAGCAAACCCGGTCACCACCTTGGCAGCAGCACTTCGTGCCCCGCTTTCGGTGAACGGCGCCAGCAACCCCTTGGCGGCACGATAGCCAGCACCAACGACGGCCGGGACTGTTGCGCCAAACCCGCCGAGCAGCCCGCCAACGGCTGTGTTCACACCTCGGCTTTCATCGGATGCTACAGGCTGTAGCGCCCCTACCGTGGCGCCTTGCAGTGCATTCCCCAAGATAGTGCGCGGCAGCACCAGCGGGAGTGCGGCAGTGCCGCGCGCCGCGATGCCGGGCCCGACCATCTGCGCAAGAGTACCAGCAGCATAGCCACCGAGACCCGCTTTGGTCGCCATGAGCGGGGCATCCAGCTTCTTGTTCTCGTCAATCTGCGCCTGGATCTTCTGCGGCAGGCCATAGCGCTTACCCAGTGCGCGCGTGGCAAATCCCGGTATTGGCATCACCAAGTTGGCAAGATCCGACGACAAAACTTGCCCGATGCCTAGGGCCGAATCGGAAACAGATTTACCCGCGGCCGCGCCGAAGCGATCCCAGTTACTCATCCCTTCAACTGGCGATGGCACGCGATTCAGCGCAGTCGAGTCAACCCTAGGCGCTGCCCGGTACTGAGACAGCGCACGCTCCATCGTGGCGCTATCTGTACCGTCCGGGAATTCAACAACATTTCCATCCGGAAGTTCGACTTCAATTGCCATTATTCGATCTTCCCGGTTGCGGGGTTGTACTTCAGGCGGCGCGGGGCACCGGCTGCGGCTGGGGCGCTCTGCTCGTTCGCATACGGCGACATCGGACGGGCAGTGGCGTACTTCTGCTGCAACTGCTCAATGGCGTCCAATGCTGCCAATCGGTCCTGCACGGGGAGATTCTCGTTCGCCACGTCGCCCGCCATCTCCCTGTAGAGCATCACATCCTTATCGGACTGCGGGCCGCTCATCTTGGGCTGCGCAGAGGTTAGCTGTCCGCCGATGATCTTCAGCTTCTGATTCGCCTGCGTCTGTGGGGTAGAGCGCCCAACAGCCTGATTTGCCTTATTGATAGTCCGATCAATAAACCCTTCGCCAGCCTTCGGAAGATACTCTCGCGCCTGCTGAATCAGCCCAAGGATGTTATTGGCAGCTCTGGACTTCTCATTAGACGCCTGCGCATTGGCCTGCTGCAGCTCAACCTGCCCCCTCGCTGCTGCTTCGCCGCCAGCGCGCTGGATTGCTGCGTTGGTTTGCAGCCCCAGTGTCGGCTGGAGATAGGCCAAGTCAGACGCATTGCGGGCGTTAGCCTCAGCTCCAGCAACCTGCCCAGCAGTGACCTGCTTTGGGGCAGACTGAAACAGCCCGGGGTTGACTGGCTGGATCGGCGCTTGCGGCGTGCCATAGGCCCCCGCGTTAGGGTCTGCGCGAATTGCTGCGGCGATTTCTGGCGGGACATCGGCGCCGATATTGATACGAGTACCGCTAGCGTCAGTCGCGGGGACGCCGCCAGCAGATAGCGGCATGTTGGTGGACTGGTCAGCCGGCACCCATTGACCGTTATCGAGTACGCGCAGCCGCCTAGTGGTCGGATCGTAGTCAAATGGGCGTTCAACATTGTCTGCCCCCATGAGCATGCCGTTTCGTGCGGCGGCAGTCACTGCGCGGGGGTCAAGCCCCAACTTGATCCTGCGCGACTTCACGACATCCTCATCAGGCAGCCCTTTCGTCAGCATGTTGAACTCTTGCATTCCGGAGCCGCCAGCCATCTGGTTGGCAATCATCGCGCGCTTGTAAGCCTGGTCGCCCGCGTTGTCTACGCCCCTGTTGATCGCAAGCAGGCCGCTCTGCAACCCGTCGGCGAGGGATGCACCAAAGTTGCCGCCGTTGCGCGCGCCGAGCAGCCCAAGGCCCACCGACAGCAGGCCCTGGCGGGCAATTGCGGAGCGATCTTCTTCGGACAGCCCGGCACTCTGCGGGATGAAGCGGCCAAGTAGGCCAGTTGCGAGATTTGCCATCGGTTAACCCCAGAGAGAGGCAAGCAGGGCCGCATAGCCGGCGGCGTTTTCGGTCGCGCTCTTGTAGTTCGGGTTGTCGCCAGTAGCCGACGACGATGCAGTCCCGCCCTTAATCGACCCGAGCGCGTTGGTCAGCAGCCCCAGCCGGTCAGCGGACCAGTTCTGCGAGTTCTGGAAGTCCTGCCGGTCGTCGTTGATGGCCTGCTGCACCAAGCCCTGTTGCAGGGCGCCTTGCTTGCCCAGCGCAGTGGCGTCGTTGTAGCCCATCTGCTGGAGCTGGGGCAGGAAAGACAGCGCCGACTGCCGGAACTGCTGGTCTTGGTTATACAGCGAGGAATTTCGGTTCAGAGCCGATTCGGCCAATTGCGCCTGGCGGTCATAGTCTGCATTGCGGTACTGGTAGTTCGTGTCGCTCAGTTGCTGCGCCAAATTCTGCTGCGAGTTGGACAGCGCCTGCTGCATCGCACTGCCACCGTAAGCGCCTCCCGAGTTGAACTGCGACAAGTAGCTCGGCAGCGTCGAATCGGTGTAGTTCTTGGTGATATCGCGGCTCGCGGCGTCGATCATGTTGCCGAGATACGGATTTTCGCCCGAATACTGGTTCTGCTGTCCGATGTAGGGGTTGGAATAGTCCCCGTTGATCGCACCAGTGACGTAATCGCTGCCAGTCTGCTGCAAGTTCCCGCTGCGGATTGCGTTCTGCCGCGTCAGGTCGAAGCTGCCGAGCTGGTCATCGCTGAAACCGGCCACGGTGGGGCCGCCATATGACTGATACGGCTGGCTTGCGAGCTTACTAGCCGAGTTCAGCGCTTGCTGGTAGTACGGCACGGACCACGACGGCGGGTCACTCGTGTTGACAGTCGTGGTGGTGCTCTTTTTCTTACCGGAACTCATGTCAATGGCACCTCAAGGGTTGCGGAAAGCAGCTTGAACCGCTTGGCCCAGCCAGCGCGGGGGGATTCCAGGGTCAGTTTTGGCGCGCCCAGTTGGGCAGCCATCCTCTTGATTGCGGCGAGGCCGAACTCGTATGACTCTGCGGTCCCCGAAAGATCGTTTTCAGCGATCCAGATATGCAGATGCCGCGTTCCGCTGAACTCCTCACTCGGCTGCGTCAGGACGAACAGGGACCGGTACTCGCCGCGCTCGTAGATCAGGTAGGCCATGGCGGCCTTGGACTTGATCTCGTGGAACACGTCCTCTTTGATCCAGTCTGGAGATGCCGCCTGGATGACCGAATCCAGCGCACGACTCATCGTCGGCCAGTGAGCGCGAAGCTCGGCCGGATTCACAGCTACGATGTCCATTAATTACCTGTCAGGAATCGGCATTGCAGCCACGTGCCAGGGGCGCCCGCGACAGTGCAGCGCCAGCCGTGGATGATGTATTTCGACCCTGCCGTTCCAAGTTCGGAGGGCGTGCTGTTGAGGATAAAGTCCCCAACGGCATAACTCACCGCGCTACCAGTAGGTGCAGTCGTCGCCGCGTTGGTCACGGCGACGACTTGGCCCTCTGACAACTGGTTCACCTGGGTCGCCAACTGCCGCCATAGGTAATCCAGTTGCCGAACAAGATCAGCAGCACCAGACGGGAAATATGGGTTGTCCTGAAGCCTCATTCCGCCGTTACTCCGGTGATATCCATGTCCAGCCCGTTGATTGCCACGCGCCCAGGGAAGTCGAAACGGTAGCTGTGCCAGCGGGCAGATCGACGGAAGTCGAACCGGCCACGCGACATCGTGACGGTGAAGTCCTGCACCCGCGCATCGCCTAGGTTGGAGCGGTAGAAGTTCGTCCCCGATGCGGATGCTGGCGTCGTGCGGAAACGCGGCGTGACCCGGCGCAGCATTGAGTAATTCGTCAGGTCGCCGAAATCGCCGGTCAATATCCAACTTGGGCCAGGCTCGCCCGTTACCGTCTTCAGAATGCCGTTCTGCAGCACTGCCGGCGCCTGCGTATCCGCCAGCCAGAACGATGAGTCATAGGCGATGTCCGGCAGGCTGTCGTAGGTCGTATACAGCGACCCTAGGCTGTCGTAAGTGACCTGCCCCGACGAGTACAGCAGTGCGGCCTGAACACCGATTGCCTGCTTGCCCCACTCATTCGTCCGGAAGTTGTAGATCAGGCATGCATCCAGCTCGCCAGTACTGGCCGTGCTTGGGTAGTACCAGTACACGAGATCGCGCGGAATGTCCGCGACCCCAAAGATTCGTTCCCGATACTGCTGGTTGAGGTTGGCGAAGAACCATTCGCGCACTGGCGCGTTCAGCGAGCGAGGCACAGTGCCGTCGAACACATAAATATCCGCCGGCCCGATGAAAAAGTGCGTCGTCCCCACGACTACGACGGACTCGTTGCCTGAGCATCCAATGTCGCCAGGAACGCGCGTCCAGGCCCACACAAGAGGGGGGCCGACATAGCGCCCCAAGTACATTGAATCGTCCTTATAGGCCACGATATCGCTGCCCAAGGCCGCGCCAGCCTTGATGGCGCCGGGCGAGTCCAGGAGGCGCCCATACGCGCACTGCGTGGCTGCCGCAGCCGTCCATGTCGTCTGGTCCCGGATGCCGCTACAGTGCCAACCATCGGGCGCGTCGCCGTACTGCGCTTGGTTGACGTTGAGCGCCATCACGAAGCCAGCCGCCGTCACGATAATCGAGGCTGCGGGCGAACCCGCGATGTCGGTAAACGCGGAGCCAGGAACCGCCTGCCCGATCACCTGGGAACGGTTGGCATTGAGGACGTTGTTCCCGAACACCGCCCAGCGCATGCGGTTGGTGCCCGTGTATCCTCCAGTCCGCGACCGATCAACCCAAGCGCCTGAACTGGCCTCTTGAATCCTCGGCCCCTCCGCCACCAGAACGCGCTTGGTGCCATCTAGCAGTCGGGCCACGAAGGCGCTGCTAGGCGTCCCAGCAAGCGCTGGATACACGGTGTTGATGAGTGAGTTGGCAGCCGCAAGCCCCTTGGTCGTCGGCACGATGGCGTTGCAATCCATCAGCACGCCAGGCGTTTCCGGGTCTAGGTCTGGCGCGAACCCTTTCAGTTCGGCGCGCATTAGGGGGTTGCCCCACGCGGCATCATGGCTGGCGCATTGCCAAACCGCTCATCCTCGTCCGACCGCATCATCTGATCCACAATGGCCTTGTACTGCGTCGCCCACAGCAGCGTCCGCTGATCGTCCTGGACGTAGGGCGCAGCCTCGACAAGTGCGGCATAGATGTAGATCCCCGGCTCATCAGTCAGCAGCCATGTCTGCTGGTTGCTTGCGCTGAGCGTCGGCACTTTCATCCAGTACGTCAGCGTATAGGGCAAATCGGGCTGCCCGGAGGACAGGACGAGATTGCTACCCACAACCGTGTAGCCTAGGGGCAACCCGCTCAGCACCACATACGTCGGCGCAGATGCGGAGGTCAGCGGGAATAGCTCATAGCTTCCACCTGCATAATGGACGCGGAGGGAGATCGTTCCCGAGAAGTCGTCCGGCAGGGCGATCACGCCAGAAGATGCGCT